CCTCTTGTGCAAAGGCATTGCGGCTGAACTTCACCGTGGCGTAACCACGTTTCTTCTCTCCGTCGATCCAGGCGCGTTCCACCACGCCGATCACCTTGCCGGGGTCATGGTTGAACAGCAGCGGCGCTGCATCGTTCAGGCGGCTCAGATCGGCGCTGCGCGTGTCGTGCTGCAGCACTTCATTCCCGAAATACCGGGCGACGGGATACTCAGAGCTGAAGGGGAACTCAATAGTGCGCTGGTCCTCGCTGACCGTGAAATCAGCTACCTCGGCGCGCTTCAGCAGCTGCCCTTCAAGATCACGCGATAGGTCCATCGGTGCTCTCTGCATCTACGTTGTCTTCCACATTATCGTCGGCCTCATCGGGATCACTGGCCGGGTTCATCTCCTCGGCCTGATCTTCCGCCGGATCGCTGGGTTGCTCGGTGCCCGAACCGTTCACCTCATGCGGGTCGGTGTCGAACATCAGGTCAAGCTCATCGGCCATCTGCAGCTCAGCAGCGCGCGCCAGCAGCAGTTCCTCGAGGTCGCCGCCTTGCTCCGCCACCACGTCCGCCTGCGTCTTGAACCCGCAGCGCACGGCGTCCTTGTACGCCTGCACTTCCTTGGCCGGATCCACCCACGCCCACCCGCGCGGCATCCACCGCACACGCCGGTAACGATCGGGATCGGTTTCGTAAGCCGGCAGGTTCAGCGCACCGCCGAGCACCGCCATCTCAAGCCATGCCTCAAACACCGGCTTGTGGAAGTTCTCGATCATGAAGTGCTGCAGCGACTTCCAGTTCTCCCGGTCCTCGAGCAGGCTCAGCCGGCTGCTGCTGTAGTTGGTCTGGCTGAAGTCGCGGCTGATCGTCTCGTAGCTGCAGCCAACACCGGCCGCCATCGCGCGCAGCATTGCCCGCAGGAACGGCTCCAGCTGCCCGTCAGGCGCATCAAGCTGCGGCACAGTGACACTTTCCCCGGGCGCGAGGTAGCGGAAGACCCCAGGCTCAAAGTTTTGTACGCGCTCGCCGTCGTATACCTCATCGCCCATCAGCTCGCCCTCAGGGCTGGTGATGAACCCCATCAATGAGCTGCTCGCACGCGCACGCACCACCTCCGCCTGCTCATAGCCCGACAGCATGTGCAGCCGCTGGATGGCACTCGCCAGCCACGGCACACCGCGGGTCTGGCCGGGGCGCTCCATCACATAGAGGTGTAGCACCTCAGCAGCAGGCACCAGCCGGTGGCGTGCCGTGGTGCTAGGTCCGAACGATGAGTCGCCAGGGTGCTTGGTGAGGAACGCATACTGCACCGGCCGGCCCCAGCGGTTCAGCTCCACGCCCATCCGCCACTCATTGCCCTCGATCGTGCTCGGGCCGTTGTAGTTGTCGTCGAGCAGGTCGCTCTCGATGATCTCCAGCGCGAACGGCACACGGCTGCCACCAAACGGCTGCCGCACCATCCGCACGAACACCTCGCCGCTCTCGGCCACCGCACCGATCAGCAGACGCTCAATGTCCTGGAAACTCAGCCGGCCCGCGGTGTGGCAGGTGCCCTTACGGCTCCAATCCGCCCAGGCCAGCTCGATCGCATCGTTTACCGCCTGATCCAGCCGGCCACCGCCGCGCTGCATCCGCACCTGCGCCTGCATCTTGATGCCGGTGCCGATCACGTTGTTGCGCACCGCACGGATTGTCTGCCGCGCGTAATCGTTATCCCGCACCAGCTGGCGCGAGCGATTGCGCAACCTTGCCAGGCTGCCCTTGATTTCCGCATCAGCGGACGTGCCGCCTGTCACCCAATCGCTGGTCAGCCGGCTGACCCGTGCGCCTTCATACATCCGCCGGCGCGGCATCGGTGCCGGGGTGCCCCGCTGCAGCCAGCCGAGGATCGAGGATCGGATGCCCATCAGAAGCGCACGAAAAGGTTATGGGGGTTGCCGAGGCCGTTGGCCTGCAGCTGCGCGGCCTGTTCGCGCTTCACGCTGGCCTTCAGATTAGATTCAAGCGCCAGCAGATCGGCCAGCTCCATCTTCTTCAGCCGCCGGCTGCCGATCGTGTACTCCGCCACCGCACCGCCCGAGATCATCGCGCGGATCGCAGCCTGCACCGCATCGAGATCCTTCTGCGCCTGGCTGCGGTTATCAACCGCGGCCGGTGTGCCCGTGTAGGCCAGGTTTGCGTCAATCTCGAACTGCCCACTGCCCAGCGTGACCGTCTCGCCCGCCTTGGTGGCCACCGCCTGCCAGTAGCCGGTGTCGTCAGGATGGAAGCCCTCGGTCGTCGCAGCCGTCAGGCTGAACTGCCAGCCCTGCCCATAGGCCGTGCCCACAGCCGTGGCGCCGTGATTGTTCCGATCGAATCGGAAGTAGTAGGTGAGCGTCCAGCCGGTCGGGCTGCTGATCGCGTTGCCGAACACATCCGTGCTGGCATCGTCGCGCCACTTGACCGTATCGCCTTCAGTTATCCGCGCAGGGAAGTTCACGGCCTCACCAGCTGTTGACGAACGCCGACGCTCCGGCTCCTCCCGATCTTAGGCGCGGCTTGCGTGGCTCAGCATCCCCATTCTGCAGGCGCTTCTCCAGCTGGTCCCACACAGTTCTCCGGTCGTATCGCTGGTAAATCCGATGTACCGCTGCGTACGCGTACACCATGCAGTCCAGCGCCTCATTGCGCGCGCTCGGTTTCTTCACCCACTCGCGCACCGGGAAGCCCTTCACATAGCGGAGCGCCTGCTTCTCCGCCGTCAGCTGCTCGAAATACTCCGCACCTGTCTGCGCATGGAAGTGCAGATAGCCCGGCCCCGGCTCGTTGTGCTTCAACCGCCCGAACAAGGTGGTCTTGATCGTGTCACCACCAACCGGGAACACCAGCGCACCACGCTTCAAGGTCTGACCCTTGGCGTTGATGTCCACCTTGGTGGGCTTGCCGATCGGCGCCTTGCCCCTCTGGCTCTGACCCTTGATGGCGATCACGCCCTGCGCCTGCCGCTCCCGCGCGTACTGGTACACCTCCGCCGTGGCGTGGCCGCCCGAGTCCACCGCCACCACATCGGCCCGCAGCTTGCCGCCACCAGCGTGCTCCCACTGATGCAGCACCAGCAGGTCCAGCTGCTTCCACACCTCCGGCCGGCACGGGTCGCCCATGATCTCCTGGTGGTCGATCAGCCAGCCTTCTTCATCACGGCCCCACGCCCACACGCTCACGGCCAGGCGATCACCAGCGGATCCACCGCCGCCCTGCACGTCCACGCCGATTGTGACCAGCAGCGCACCATCCGGTAGCTGGCCGGCCTTGTACGGCTCACACCGCTGCAGCAGTGCATCGGCGCTCACCTTGCTGGCAAAGTCCTCCTCCCACGTCTCCGCCAGCCGGGTGTTGACGAAGCTCTTCAGCATCGGCGCATCCGACTTTGCCCGCAGGAAGTCGTCCACCATGTCCGCCCAGCTCAGCCAGCCCAGCGGGGAATACAAACCACTCAGCTGGAACCCAGCCGTCTTGCCATCGCTCGGTGCTGTCGCGCGCCACTCGCCCTGACGCAGCATTGCCGGCTTGTGGATCTCAGCAAACCGCTCACGGCAGTGCTCGCACTCATACACCGCCGTGGCCGGGTCGTTCTTCTCCCACTTCAGCTGCGGCCATTTCAGCCATTGCATCGCCCCGCAGCTCGGGCACGGCACATAGAACCGCCGCTGGTCGCTGCGCTCAAACTCCGCCTCGATTCGGCTGAAGTCCTTCACCGTTGGCGTGCTGGTGAGCAGGATCTTCCGCCGCGCAAACGTGGTCGCGCGCTTCTCCGCCAAGCTCACCGGATCGCCTTCGCCATCCACATCAGCCGGGAAGGCGTCGATCTCATCCATAAAGATGTACCGGCACGGGGTCGAGCGCAGACCCGTTGCGCTGTTGGCACCCGTCAGCAGCATCATTCCGCCGGGAAACTCCTTGGCAAACATCGTGTTGCCCGAGTCGCGCGCGCGTGCCGGTGCGATCTTCTCCGTCAGCACCGGCGTCTCGCTGATCAGGCTCTCCAGTCGCTGCTTGCTCAGCCGCTTCGCCATCTCCACCGTGGGCTGTACCAACAGCATCGGCCCCGGCGCGTGCGCGATCACATAGCCCAGCCAGTTACTGCCGCTCTCGGTCTTGCCGGTCTGCGCCGCAAACATCATCACCACCCGCTGCACGTTGCTGGTGGTGCTCAGGCAGTCCATCGGCTCCCGCAGATACGGCGTCCGGTTAGTCCGCCACGGTCCAGGCTCCGCTGATGCCTTGCTGCTCAGCCGCCGGTGCTTGTCCGCCCACGCGCTCACCGTGAGCGGTGGCTCCGGCCGCAGACCATCCATGAACGCATCGCGCCAGACGCTCATCGGTCTGCCTCCACCAGCGCCAGGAGCGCGTCGCGGTGCTCATCGCTCAGCAGCTGGTGGATCACCGCAGGATCCGTTTCACCCGCCAGCTGGTGGCTGAGCCGATCGGCCAGGTTCGACAGCGCCTCTCTCACGCTGCGTCCAATCTGAAACGCCTGTTTCTTCACCTCATCCGCCGGCACCAGCTCCTTGCGCTGCTGCGCCACCTGCAGCTTGGCCAGCTCCGCCTGGTAATGCTCCCGCCGTGCCCGGCTCTCATTCAGCTCCGGGATCGCATCATCCGGCAGCGCCTCGATCGCCTCCCGCAATTCCCGCGGGCTGGCCGGTAGCTCCAACTCCACCGGGTCGGCCACGCTCACCTTCGCGTT